GCTGAATCTACCCACTTAAAAGCTAGATGAAACACCTAAATAAATTTAGACATTTCGCTCTAGCTACTATTAAGTGGCTGGAGCACCTCGAAAAGAATCGAGGTACCAAGCTACCTTTATCTCTGCGAGGTCAAGCTCTAAAGATCTTCAAGATTTTTAAGTCAAGAGGATCTAAAGAGGCTATACGTTACTGTAAAGAACGTAGAGCTTTGATATTTTACTTATTAAGTAAAAATAACAAACTTGATTTCTCTTCTGACTTCAGTCGAATTCCTAAAGACCTAAAAGATCTAGTACGGAAGAAAGACGAGCTAACAGTACCTTTTCTAAAGCTACTGTTAACGGTCTATTCCATTTCTAGGGCTTTTAGAACCAAGGCTGAACCTAGTTATGAAACCATAAAGGGCCCTTCGGAAATGAAGGAGTACCCATTTACGGATTCTGACTTTGATCAGTTTTGGTATTCTATAGGATATTCGAAGAAGCTAAAGCCTAACAATTCTTTGAGATTTAGAAACTATCACAAGACGACAAATGCAGGACCTAACGGTCATGCTTTGTGGTATTGTATTAGTGACTTATATTCTCTTCCTGAAAGTGTTATTAATGATATAATAACATTAGCAGGGGATAAATTAGGTAATTATATTTCTCTTTTGAGAAAACATTTACCATATATATCCAGAATTGTTCCTGTCATTAAAGGACGGATTAGGAAACTAATCTACTTTTCTGACAAGGAGGGAAAGACAAGAGAAGTAGCCATATTTGACTACTTCTCTCAATCTTCCTTAATTCCTTTACACAAGTATTTGTTTAAAGCATTAAGGAAAATCCCTCAGGACTTTACTTTCGACCAAACAGGATATATGAGCTCTCTGCAGCACAGTGAGGTTTTCTACAGTATTGACCTAACGGCCTTTACTGATAGATTTCCAATCCGTGTTAACAGAGATTTACTCTCTTCAAGAATCGGACCTGAAAGGGCCGATGCCTGGATGAGAATAATGACCCAAGAATTTCTTTTACCGAATAACGAAACAATAAGTTATTCAGTAGGAAATCCTATGGGTGCTTATAGTTCCTGGAATTCTACAACTCTTGCACACCACTTTGTGGTATGGAAGGCTTGTAAAAACAAGCGTATTAATTGGAAAACATTACCCTATGCAATGCTGGGTGATGACCTAGTAATAGGAAACCGCCTAGTTGCACTAGAGTATTGTCGTCTAATTAGAACGCTTGGAATTCATTGGTCTAAAGAGAAAACTCATGTCTCACCACACTTCTTTGAATTCGCTAAGCGATATCATTGGTGTGGAGAGGACATAAGCCCTTTTCCGCTGAGCGGTCTATGGTCTGAACGTAACCGGTTAACCGGCCAAATCCAGGTCTTAGACAACGCAGTGAGTAAAGGGTGGTTTTCAGCTTCTGAATGTATAGAATCCTTGGATGATATGCTATCTTTTAGAGGTATCCCTCGTCGTATTAGACGACGATGGGTTTCTCATATGAAGAAAGCATGGACAATAATGTCCATCCTACAGAAGAAAGCTTCGGCACTGGAATTAATTCCTTTTGTGGAAAAGATTTCAACTGTCGTAGCAAGCAAGCTCGATGAAGATAAGACATTTAATGTCTTAGTCAACTCGATTATGCTTAGCTTCGTGGACTCATCTGAATCTATAACTGATGATAAGAAATATAATGATGGACTCGGCCAAGTTGCCGAATCAATCACTATGTACTTAACATCACTTATGGATGTCATAGGATTCGAAGATTCTATCTGTCTTCCTGAGTCCCTTCCTCATACACATGTATGGGGACTGATCTCAGAGGACTATCTACGAGCTCAACGAGAGGCATATATAATA